TACTTCGCTGGTCAAGCGTAAAGCGGTAACACTCCAAAGAAACAGGATTTGCGAATATGTCAAGCATACCGAGCGGTAATTGCTCTAATAATACCCGTTCAATGCCATAAACGTCAATCTCATAGAACGAATCGCTATAATTTAATTCAAGTTTATTTGTCGGCGTTTTCCGTTGTCCGCCCTGAAATACAACGGTCGCGCTCGACATAGTAGCACCCGAATCGCCTAAATCAGAACGGAGTGTAAAGATATTGGCAGTATTGAAAACGTACCTTGCAAGCCGTATCGGTGTCCACGCCGAACCGCCCGTTAGTATATCCCCGCTTGAATCGTACATACCGGATTGCAAAACAGGTTGCAAAAGGCAATCGCGTAAATCAGTCCATTCGGTTGCACCCGTCAGAGCGTCTAAATTCATTTTCAGTTTCATAGCGGGCGTTTTTGGCAGCCCTAACGGGTGTGCATCAAAACCGCTCTCAATGGTAATTTCATCGGCAAATACACCCATATCGGCGGTTATGGTATAATCCGTAAGCGTCGTATGATTCGTAAGGTTTTGCTTTTGGCGCGGCAAGATTTCAAGCCGATACCGCCAATTGTTGTGCGCGGTAAATTCGTAGATATAACGGTTGTCTATGTAGGTTGGCATATTAGCAAGGGGATAAAAAAAGTCTTTGCGGTTTTGGAGAAATTCCGTATTTTTGCGGTGTTAGTCCGCCTTGATTTTTGCGCTCGTCGTTGTTCGTACCTTCGACGGGCGTTTTTATTTGGTTATCCTACTGCCGATTTCAGCGCGGTAATGCTTGCAATTTCATTGCCGCCGTCCCACTCGGGTTGAATGTCAAACCGAAAACCGCCGACTTTTACCTTGCCGGACGGAAACGCCGTCAAAGGATAATTTGTTTCATCACTCCAACGCGGCGGGGAAACAAGCCCCGAAGTTGTTGCCTCTTTTATCCACTTATGCGGTTTTGCATTAACCGTATTTATTGCGTACTTTATATCCTCAATGGTAAATTCGGCGGCGTAATCATTCGTGGTAAATGGAAACGTTTTTATTACGTAGGTAATCCGTTGTTGTACAGGTTCTTTCACCGTACCATCGGCATAGGTAACGGTATCCCCTATGAGTTCCGTACTCCATTCGATACCAAGTATCGGAATTTCAATCGAAACTTGTCCGGTAGTGTCCGCCGCGTCCGTAGCACCCGCCAATTTTATCCAATACATATTAGCCCCTTGTTACGTTTCTTTTCCTTAGCCGTTCAAAGGTTGCGGTAATGTTATTACCGTCCGTCTTAATTTTCCCGCCCAAAACTTCGACGGGCTTCCTGCTTTGAACTGACAAATCTTTGTGCATTGCCCGAACCGATTTCACGACGGTACGCATTTCTGCTGTCATGTCCTGCATGATAACGATGTTTTGTGTCGGAGCGTCCATACGAGAAATAGACGGACGTGGCATTTCTGCTATCCGTTGCGGTTCTGAAAAAGAAACGCCTGTAAGTTCCGCTATTTCAGCAGGGCTAAATTTCTCTCTCATAAGCGCGGCAAATTCCGCTCCACTTGCGTTACCTATGACGGAACGAAGGACATTCCCGCCCGAATTGATTGCTACAAGCGTTTCGCGCCATTCGTCAGATTGACGGGCGTTAATAATTGCCTCTCTTGGTGCAACCCACAAGGGTATTGTGTCAGTTGCGCCCTTCGGCTTGTTGTATGTTGCCGTAATCCCTTCGGGCGCGCCGCCTTGCGCGCCTTTCTTTGGTCGTGCCGCTTCGACAAGCCCCGACAAAACACCCGTAGCCGCCGCCGCCAAAACCGCGCCCAACAGCGGATTTGCCGCTATGAAACCGCCGAAGATTTGCGCTACAAATATCGGAACTAAGGATTGCAGGGTATCAAAAGCAATTTGCGAAGCCGCGTCTCCAAAATTCTTACCTTCAACAACCGCCGCGCCCAAAGCCGCCGCCGAACCAACTGCAATATCTGTATATGCCTTTATTATTTTTTCGCCGCTTTTTTCAGTGTTTGCCCCTTGCGTTTTTTGGACATCTGCTAATTCCGTCGTCAATTTCGCTTCGTCTTCGGCGCGTCCTTCTGTGTGTGCCTTAGAAATATCGGCTTGCAACTTTGCTGTTTTTTCCGCTAATTCGGTTGATGTTTTCCCGCTATTATCGCGCAACCTATCTAACCGCGCTTGCAAATCTTTTTCAACCTCAACCTTGCCATCGGCACGGGCTTTGTCAATTTCGATTTCCAAATCTGCCATTTCCTGCATCAGTGCGACGCGATTTTCTTCGGTCGTTTTGATAGCAGAAAACGCCGCAAAAGCCGCCGCTTTTTGTTCGTCTGCAATGCCCTTTAACGTTTCGGATAAGGTAGAATTTACCGCGCCTAAGACGTTATCTAAGACACTCGCGCCCTTAACCGTTTCCGCCCTTTGTCTGTCAAGGTCGTTAAGTTTTTCGAGGTAATCATTGTAACTGATTTCACCTTTTTTGAGTTGCTTATCAAAGTCATCGGCTTGCTTGTCAAGTTCCGCCTTCTTTTCAGCCGTCCTTTTTCGTTCCTCTTCCGATACAGTTTGCGTAAATGCCTTCTGCAATCTTTCCTGCAAAGACAGCGCGGCTTTCTCCAAATCGAAAGCCGCCTTTCCATTTCGGAGCGCGTCAATTTGTTTCTGAAAACGCGCTTCAATGACAAGCCGCCCCGTTGCGGTAAGTGCTTCGTTTTCGAGTTCCTTATCGCGCTGTTTTTCGAGATTAAGGATTTTCGTTTCCCGCTCTCTGACAGCATCATCGGCTATGGAAGCAATTTCCGCCTCTCTACGCTGTATGCTAACTTTTTCTAAAACGTCGGTTAATTTCTTTTCAGATTCTTCCCGCACTTTTGTAATCGTTTCTAACTCTTTTGTAATTTTTTCCTTTACATCAGGGTCGGTTGCGACTGCGAATTTCGCCTTTAGCGTTTCTTCCGTTCGTGAAAGCGAAATTAACCCTAACTGCACTTTTGTTTTGAACGTTTCCTTGTCGGGAAACTTAAATGCAGTTTCGACGTTTATCGTTTCTTTAAGCGTTTTTTCATCGGCTTTTATGCTTTCAGATAGAGTTGCGATATTTTTTAGCAACGCTTCCTTGTCAATTTCCGCGCCTACTTTTATCGCTTCAAATTGCGACGCTTTCACCTCTCTGTTAATATCTTCCAACAGTTCAACCGCCGCTTGCCGTTCTTTGCCGTCGCCTTTTATCGAAACAGGGATTGTAAAAGTATCCCCTTCTTGCGACGCTTTGAACAATTGCTTTGCCGCTTCTAATTCTTTTTTAGCCGCGTCTAAACGGGACGCTGCTTTGTTCTGTTTTATCCGTTCTGTGTCCGCTTTTTGCACTCCGTCGGAAGCAAGAGCCAATTCATTTTTCAGGTCAATGTCTTTGCGCGTATCTTGTATTTCATCGCGCTTTAACGCCAACTTTTCCTTTAGCAGTTCAATTTCGGATTTGTCTTTTTTGTCGTCTTTTTTCACGACGGGAGCGGCTTTTGCTACTGTTGTTTCTTCGACGGTTTTTTTCGCCGCTTCGTCAGTTGCACCGCCGAAAAACGCTTTTCCCGCATCTTTTGACGCGCTTATCGCGCCTTCCATTAAGCCCTGAAACGCCAATAATTCCTTATTTAGCCCTTCTTTGCTAAGTCTTGACGCATTAAGATTGAAAAACCGCCGTAGTGCCGCTTCTGCCTTTTCGATGTCGTCTTGGGTTTTTGCAGACCAAACACTTTTGTCAAACGTTGCCGCAACCGCCGCAAAATCCTGCTTAAATTTTGTAAGAGTTTCGCCCTCGAAAAACGACGTATCTAAACCTTCTCTAAGTGCTTTTAACGCCTCATCTCTTGTTGCCCCTGCTACGAGTTTTACCGTGCTTTGCAGTTGTTTTTGCAGTTCAGCGTTTTGCTTGCTTAGTCCTTCGAGCGAGTTTGTTGTGAGATTGCTTATTACTTCAACGCCTTTAAGGTTGTCGGCAAAACTTTTCGTTTGGTCAACAAGTGTAGGGTATTGTTTTTCAAGTTTATCCTGAATGCCGCGCAATGTATCGGTTTCCGCTTTAGTCTTATTCGTCTTTTCGGCAAGTTCTTTGAAACGCCCCGCAAGGGCTTGTACATTAACCGCCGCTTTTTGCTTTGCTTCATTGTCGGCAATTTGATTTTTTACGCTTTCCTGTATTGCCTTTGCGTCGTCTAATGTTACGTCGGTATGTTTTTTGACGCTGTCAGCCGCCCCATCGGTGCTATCTTTTATCCCTAACATCCCGCGCAAGAACCCGCCGACGCTCCGTTCAATGCCATTCATAAAATCGGAGAATTTTTTGAAAGCGTCTATTGCTTGCACAACCGCGTCAATGGTTGCTTCAATCGGCTTAACTATGATAAATACCAATACCTTACCTACGGCATTTAATACGTCTCCGACGACCTTAACCACAGAGCCGAACGCTTGCATAACGTCAGAAAGCGTAATTGCCTTTCCGCCTGTTTGTCCGAAAATTTCACTAAGTTTTGAGAAAAGTGGTACGAGTGCATTGGCTATGCCTTCGTACAAGTCTGCGAAGAACCCTGTAACGAATTGCACTTGCAAAGACAATGCCGTAAAAGCGGCAATGACAGCACCAATAATTGCCCCGCCGAGAATTTCGTAAATTGGTTTTACGATTTCAAACATTCGTGAAAAGTTATCGGCAATGGTTGCTATGACGGGTGCTAAAACATCTCCGACGCGGGAAAATACGTCTGAAAGAACCGCGAAAATCTTTTGAAACGTCGGTACGATTGCCTGAAACGCGCCTATTGCGAACGCCTCAAAACGAGATTTCAGCCGCGCAACCGTTTCGCCGAACGTTGCCATATTCGTTGCCGCTTGTTTTTCCGCTTCGGTCGTGCCTGTAATTTGCGCCGTCCAGTCTTTAATTGTGTCCGCGCCGCTCGCAAGGATAGAAGCCGCCGCCGCGTTTTCCGTGCCAAAAACTTGTGCAAAAGCGGTTGCGTCAGAACTCGCTTTTGAGAGTTCTTTCAATCTGTCGGATAGTGGAATTGCGGTGTTAGACACTGTTTTCATGTCAACGCCTAAGGATTTGAGTTTGTCGAGTGCTTCCTTAGGTATGACCTCTTCGCCGGACAATTTGCCCAAAACGTTTCTAAGTGCCGTCCCTGCTTCCGCCCCGACTTTCCCCCCCGCCGCTAAAACTTGTATAGCCGCGTTCGTTTCCTCGAAACTGACTTTTGCCTGTTTTGCCGCAACACCCGCAACAAGTACCGCTTCCCCGACTTGCGGAATTTCAGCCGCTCCGACTTTTGCGGACGCGGCTAAAACGTTAATAAAGCGTCCGCTTTCGCTCGCAACTTCGTTAGCATCATTGACATTAACGCCGAATTGCAACATCGAATTTGTCAGTGTATCCATTGCACCCGCCGCGTCAATCCCCCCTGCTTTAGCAAGGATATTTATATTCTTTGAAACTTCGCCTAATTGGTCGGGTGTTTGTGCGAGTTGCGCCCCGAAGCGGCTAAGTATCCCCTGAAACGACGTGATTTGCGAACTTGCCGTGCCGCCAAAATCTTCCGAAAGTTTCAACGCCCTGTTTCCTAAATCGGTCAAGTCCTCACCGGAAACGCCTGTAATAGCAGAAACACCCGCTAATCCTTGTTCAAATTCTTGTCCTAATTCGATTGTCTTGGAAAACCCTTCTCCAATAGCCGATAGCCCCGTTTGCACAAGTCCGGCAATTCCGCCGCCGATTAAGCCGCCGAGAATACCGCCCTTTAGCCCTTCCGAGAGTTGTCCGCCTATGTCTATTTTTTTATCCCCGACGCTTGCAATTTCCTTATCTACGTCGGCAAGGGCATTGTCTAATCTGTTTGCCTCTTGTACGGATTGCTTTAACTCCGCTTCTAATTGATTAAATTCCGCCGTACCTTTTTGCCCCGTTGCGGCAAGGGCGGCAAGGGCGTTTTTTTGTTCTGCTACGGTTGCTTGAGCCGCTTGTCGCATTTGGTTAAAACCGCTTGCAAGCCCCGACGTATCTAACTTGCCGTTAGGCGTTACGAACGCTTCCGAAACGGCTTTCCCCGCTTGCCTTGCTTGTTCCGCTATTTTGCCAAAATCGGCTTTTATCGGAATTTCGACGGGCTTAATGTCAAGTTCGTTTTTCAGCGCGTCCGCTTCAACTTTCGCGCTCTCTGCATTTAAGTCAACGGCAACATCCACAACGGGTTCAATTCCTTTGAAGGCAGAATTGATACCCGTTGCGGCGTTCTTTGCGGCGGCGGTTGCTTGTCCTAAAGCGGCAAGTAACTTACTGATATTGAGGTCTATGTCCGCACTTATCGTTGCCATTTTTTATGTCTTTCGTGTTTGCAAATAGTATTGATACTGCATTTTGTCCGCAATTGCGTACAAGTGATATTGTGGCATAGTATCAATATAACGCGCTATATTTAACGGAGAATCTTGGTAGTGTCGGCATACCGCTTCGCACAACCAAAAATCTTCAAAAGGTTCGTCGTCGTAAATGTGTGGCGTTAATTCCTTGTGCGCTTGCCAGAATTTTCGGGTTTTTTCTCGCTTGTTTCCGCTTTCGTCTTGGGCGTAAAGATTGGAGAAAACTTCGCTATTGAAGCGGGCGCGATAGACAAAAAAAGTTGATAAACGTCCTGCGCTTCCTTTGGAGTAGGGTTGTCGTCGAAAAACTCTCTCCATTCCATGACGCGGTTTTTATCAAAAACGCCCTTTGTCGGTCGTGTGCAAATTGCCAAAACAAGGGCAATATCCACATCGGACATCATTAAGATACCTGTTTTTGCCGCTTCTATTTCTGATTTGCCCGACGGCGCGGCATAACCCATTAACGGTGCGATTGCCTTCATTAACAATCTGTTTTCCGCCGTCGTTAATTCATTCTCAAAATCTCTCACAGTGAAAGAAACGCCGCCTACTACGAAAGTAAGCGGCGTTTTTTGTTCGTCTAAAACAGTTGGCATAGTATTTGTTCCTTGCTAAAAAGTTATAGTTCCCTCTTGCTAAAACGCAAGGGTTAAATCGTGGCAGTTTGCCAATATGTACCACTCGAAAACACACTGTTTCCGGTTGGATTGCCGACGAAGGTATTGCCCGAAGCCGCATTGGTAAGCGATACCGTTACCGTCGTCGTTGGTGCTTCCAAAGAAAATTTGTAAGCATTTTCGCCGCCGGGCTGTTTAATAGTTGCTTCCGGTACATACTTGCAAATCGGCATTACGATATAAATGTAATCGCCGTTAATCTCGGTTTCCGCGTGTTCTTTTACAATCGTAAAATACTTATCGCGCATGAGATTAACAGCCGTCATTGTCGTAGTGTCGGTTTGCATAATTGTCATGGTAAATTCGACGTTTCGAGAGCCGTTTCGCTTGTATTGCCGCCCCGCTTCCGACGTTAAAGTTACCTGTTCCGTATTGTCTGTAAGCGTCGAATCTTTAATAATGCCGGCTTGCCCCCAAGTTCCGATAATCGAACCGGAACTATTACATTCGGCTAAAACGGCATTTTCAGAACCGAGATTATTAACCGCGCCTGACAGTTTGCCAGGTACGTAGGTGTTTGAAGCCATTTTTTTACTCCATTATGATTATTTGATAACGAAATGTACATCCCCCGTTACAAGGGCTTGTACACGTGAATCTTTAAGCATCGGCGCGTTATAGATTTTGTTCAATGATACGCCGATAATTTTACTTTCAATTGCCGATGCTCCGACGGTACTTGTATTGTATGTCGTAGGTAGGGCAATGTTCCGAAAAGCAACTCGTAGTTTATCCCCTATTTCGCCGATTTTCGCCCGAACGGTTGAGCCATCTTTTTTAACAGCGCAATTAGCGTAAATTTCTATCGAGAAAGAAATCCGCGCTTTTCGCTGTCTTGCAAAATGGTTTCCGCCCGATTCCGATAGTGCCGATTCCCAAGTTTCATCCCCTACCATAATAACGACATTAGGTTTTGAACCCGCAAAAGCAGCCGCGTCATTTTCAATGGTAGGTAGTATATTAACGTCTATTGTTGCAACCGCCGTTGCAATCGTATTATAGATATATTCGTAGGTAGTTGCCACGTTATGCCGCCTCGAAAATCTGTCTTACCCGCTCCAAAACTTCGGCTGAAATTCTCGGAATTGCCTCACTTTGAAAAGCAGCCGTTGCGTTATCGAAGTACGCTCTTTTTTTGATATTTACGCCGCCCTTTTTCATGACTGACAGCGCGATTATCTTATAGAATTGTTGCTTCGTTTTGGCATATTGCGCCCAAAAAAATTTGTGCATATTGCCCCTACTTGCAATAAACCCGCCGACGTTGTGGATATTGGCATAGGGTTTGTTAGACTGAAACGTTCCTGTAATACCCTTGCTTCCGACACGAATAATAGAATCAGTACGAAAAGAATCGGCAAGTCCGCCTTCGGGCGTGTTGCTATGAAGTCTATCCCCTGCATTGAACGTTGCGGCGGCTAACTTACTTTGTTCCATTTCGCTTTCAATGTAAGCCGGAAAGTCCTCTTGCAATTCTTGTGCGATTTCCTGCATTACCATCGGAAGGGCTTTAACTACCTTTGTTATCCTATCTTCAATTGTCATACTGGTATCCTTCGGTAGTTCTTCAATCTTTTATGCCATTTCGGACGCAAGTTTTCAAACGTTTCATTAGTAGCAAATCCGTCTATCGTGCGACTTGTCCCTAACTTTGCAAGACGCGCCGCCCCGTTCGGGCTTTCGTCAAATTTGACAGCAACCATTTCCTTCAAGACAGCGTTAATTTCAGCAGGGATAGCGTTGGAAGCATAGCCGATTGTTGCCACTACTTTGTAATTTTGCCGCCCTTCGATAAGAGTGCCATTGTAAAAGAGTGATGTTACCCCGCCACTTTTTAGTGTGGTGTAATCGGAACTGCTTATAGCCGTCCAACTGTCGAAAGGCGTATCGCGATACGACAAGGAAGCAACCGCCGAAACAGGTAAGGTAGAAATGATATATTCATTAGTGCCGTTGCCGTCGAAAATAAGTGTCCGGCTGCTTTCTTCAAATCGTTGTCCGCAGTAGGTTTCTATTTCGTTTGTTGCTTCTGTAATTAACTCTGTCAGAAACGAATCATAGCCCGTTTCCGCACTGTCAATTTTCATATATGTTTTCGCCGTCGCAACTGAAATAATCATAGCGTTATCCCCTTGTACTACCCTTCATTGGCTTCATTGCCGCATTTACAACAGGGCGTAAGTGTTCTATGCTTTGCATTTCGTCAAACAATTTCCATAAACGATATGTCGTATTGACATCTGTTAAATCCGAATTTTGCTCTAATCCCGCCGCTAATCCCTGTACGTTACGCATTGCCTTTGTGAAATTATATGCAGGGTTCTTATATCCGACGTGGAAAATCCTTATAGCCGAATCACTTACCATACCGCCGCGCTCTACGATTGACGGTTTTATTTGTTCGTGCATACCTTCAGTAAATCTATAACGTCCTATTTCGTGTCGTCCGTCTTGTCTGTGTCTATTGACGCGGAAAATCCGAATTTGCGGCGAAATGTCGTCCTCTCGTAGTTGTATGTTTTCGCTGTCAGACGTACAAGGAACAACGTCTGAAAATGGAGCGTAAATGCTATGTACCTTACAATATGCCGCGTCTAAGTCAGGATTGTTTATTACGCTTAGAACCGCCGAAGCGTCTAAGTTTAGGCGTTCGTCAGAATCAAGGAATAACACCCATTCGGTAAGGACACAGTCAAGCGCAATGTTCTTTGCCCGTCCGAAATTGAAGTTTCCGGTGTAATGATACCGCGCCAACGTGCTATATTCATCCTTGTTTAGAACTTCTGCAAATTCCTTTTCCCCTTTGACGGTATGCACTATTGATGTTGCCGCGCCTTGCTCAATCAATGGCATTACGGATAACCACAAATCGCCTAAATAATGCTTATCTTCATCTCTCGTAATAACGCAAATAGTTAGATTAGAAAACGGGTAATGCACTTCCGGTTGCGCCGCCGCTCCGAAAACTTTGCCGCCGTTATTTTGCACCGCTTGTTCCAACGCCCTTACACCCGAAGGCGGGGCGGCTTGACTTGGTACTAAGTTCCCCGCCACTTTTAACGCCCGAACCCTTGCATCTATTATTTCTTCTGCTGTCATATTTCCCCCTATAAAAATCGGGGCGGCTTGAAATTCCGCCCCTTAGAAAGTATGTTTTTACGTTGTCGGCAATACCGCAAGTCCGCCCAACCCTAAGCCCGTTGCTGTCGGAGTTGTAACGTCGGAATTGTGGAAAACCGCCATTGCTGAAATGTCAACACCCGTTAAATTGCCTACCGTTAGGACGGGCAATACGTACCGTTTCCGCCCCGCTGTGGGGAATGAAAACGCCCAAATGGTATGGTCTGACGTTGCGGCAAAAGTGGTAAATGCCAATCCTGTAATGTCCGCCGGACTTGTTAATGACGTTGCGGACGCTTTAGTATCGCTCTCGGTTAATTTGAAAGCGGTTGCGGCTACGTCGGTAGAACCGACTTGAAAATAAACGGTACATTGGTTATGTCCTAACAAGTCTATTACTTGACTTGCCGCCGTGCCGTTGTTTAGCCGCGTATTGTGAATAACCGGTACTACTGCTTGGTTTGGTTGCATCGTGTTTTTTCCTTTAGATTAGTTATTAGGACGCTTTAAGACGCAAACCGACATACGCGCCGGATTGTACGGTTGAACCGTCGGCGGCAAGGGATTGTTCTCCATGCACGACGTAATCAAGCATTTCGATACCCTTTGTTGCGATTAGGTTTTGCGTCCAATCCACATCGTTTTGGGTTGCGGTTTCGATTTGCAAACCGCCTTGCGTACCGTAGTAAGCGGCGGCTGAAAAATCCCCGAACAAGATACCTAAAACGCTGTTACCTTCTGCGGGTAACACGTCGGAAATGATTACGGGGAAACCTAAGAACTTTTGATTTCCAACGCCATCAACCATTTCTTGTCCGGTAACCCCGCCCGCGTCTTGGATTAGTATTTCAGCCGCCGCCCATGCGTCGCGATTCATAACCCACTTCGCATTTTTCCGATAGCGAGAGCGAAGTTTGTTTTTAGTGGCAATAAAATCGCCTTTAGTAAGTTCGGTATAGGCGTTCCCTTGCCCTATCCTTACTCCGACGCTATCCGTCGAAGTGGAAGTAAAGGCAAGCCCAAGTTTTGTGGCAAGTCCGACAATGTTTCCATACGTCGAAGTACCATCACCAATTAGGAACGCCGATTCTTTTTTATAGGCAATTGCCTCTCCGAACTTTTGCGCGATAAGCGGTACAAGTGCAACCGCCGATGTTTCATCAAGCAATCGGCTGTATTTCGTCAAAGCCCCTAATCCCTTTACGTCCAAATTGATTTGGCTGCCCGTCATGTTTGACGCTGTTACGGCTGCACCTTCGGCAAGCCAATAACCCGTAGCACCTGTATCAATTCGGGGCAAAGAAATTTGCTTTAATCCCGCCATATTGATTTGCATACCCAACAGCGAAAATGAGGCGTATTGTTCCGCGTAATCGGCAACGGTGTTATCGAAACCAACAGGGACAAGAAAGCCCATTGTTCCGGCATTCCCTGCTGTTGCGGTTTTTAAGCCCATGTTCGTAAGTTCTTCACTGTACTTAGTGAATTTTACGTGAGCGTCGGACTGTGGAGCGTACCGCAAACCCGCCGCCGCTTCTGCCATAAGCAGAAACTTTGCCGCAATGTGCAAATCTTTTTCAGTCCCTTTCCATCCTGTTGGTCTGTGCCAAGCCGTTGCAGGAACGGTATTTAGCCCCGTTGCCAATTCTGCAAGCGGGTTCATAGTTGCTTTTAAGGCATTTTGCAAAGTAAGGTCGTTTTGGATTTGTTGTGCCTTAATTGCGTCGTTTTGTTTTTCAAGTGCCTTCGTAATTTCAGGCACAAGGTTCTCTACCGTTTTCGTTACTGTAACGCCAATTGCGTCAAGCAATTCCTGCGGCAAACCTGTTGTTGTTGTTGCTTCGTCGGGCATATTATTTCCCTTGTAAGTAGTTTGTTAGTTTCTCAATCGCTGTCTTTGACGGAGCGGCAACCGTCGGGGTAATCACCGGATTTTCCATAGCGTCTATTTTAGCCATCATTGCGCCGCTTGCCGTGTTCAACTCTACAATCATGGTATGAATTTTCCGCATAGCATCTCGATTTACTTTGCTTAGTTCCGTACCAACTTTTACAATCTCTGACGGGTTTTCCGCCTCGTGCAATTCGTTAAATTCTGTCAATATAGACTTGAAAACAGCGTCGTTCCGCCAATCCGCCGGAGTAGGTGTTAGGGACGCTTCGCATAAAATCCATTGCCGTATTTCGCCCGTATCGGAAAGACGCAAGGTATGACTTGCCGTACCGCTTGACCAACCGAGTTTAGACTTTAGCCCTAACTCTTTTATCATTGCGGCGTAACGTTCGGCTTTTTGTACCTCATCTTCAAAAAAATCCTTTATAGCGTCGGAAGTCAGAACGCCCCGTGCAAAAATCCCTGTATCATCCTTTTGCAACTTGACACTACCGAGTAACGTTTTCTGTGTTTCGTTGTTGAAACCATGATGGTAAAATACAGGTAATTCCGTAGCATAGCCGTAAAACGTTCGGGGGGAAAAGAATTGCCCGTCCAAATCCCTTTCCGCTTCACTGCCATACTGCACTAAGTAGCCGCTAACTTCTGTGCCGTCTATTTTAAGTTCCGCGCCTTTTTTTATTGTCGTTTCCATACTGTAAATCCTGTGCTATTTTGTTAAGCATATCCCTTGCTATTATAGTTCCGTAATTTTCAGAACGCATATCTTTTTCTTTTTGCGTCTGCGCAACGGCATTAGGAAAATACGTCGCTAAGATTTGGCGGAATGTCATGGCAATAGAGTGTTAAAATGAAAAATGCCACATACGCCGATTAGGGCATACGTGGCAAGGGCTGATTACCGCCGCGATTTGGGCTATATGTTCCGCTCTGTGTGGCTTACGTCTTTGCTTTTCCCGCCTTAGGCATAACGGTTGCGAGCAACTCTAAAACGTCCTTCCGTGTCATAACGCTGTTGTCGTCAGTTCCGCCCGACGCGGCACGGAGTTCTAATAATTCGCCCGTGTTTTTATTAGTAATCCTGACAACTCTGTCTTTTTCGGCTATCTTGCCGTTATTAGGAAAGTTCATATTGCCCTGCTAAAAATAAAATGTTATTTCTTTGGAGCGGGTATGTCGCAACCGTTTTTTTCGCCTGTTACCGCTTCGGGTGTAATCTCTTGTCCCGAAAACGTCAATCGTCCTTCGTCGAACCATCTCGGCTCTACCCATGCCCCGTCTTTACATTCCGGTTGTAATAGGTATTGGTCACATCCTGTAATGTAGTCGGAGTGGCCTGTAACTATGCCTGTAAAACCTGTAATTTTATCCGTTGCGGTTTGCCCGTGTTTCGATTCCATTTTGTTTCCCTCATGACTGCTAAAATGTTTTACAAAGATACAAAGAAATTAGGATACGGCAAAATACTGCATTTTTCCAGTGTCGTAAAAGAAACTATTTGAAAAGTTTTTTACATCAACGCCTTCTTTGTCGTAAGAAATCTGCCATTTGGTTTCCGATACTTTTTTACACCTTATTATGTAAGTTTCTTCTGATATTATTATATCAAGAATATACCTTATTTCTCCAATTTTGCAGAAGCGATACAGTGGTAAATGTTCTTTGAACCTTTCGAGTGCGTAATCTTGCGTCATGATTTTATCCCTCTCTAAAAAGAATATAAAAAATCCTTCGTAGTTGATTTTTGCCCTTATCCGTTTCGCTCAATTTGCGTACCGCTTCCACTACTTTTGCGCGTTGTTTGCGGAAAGGCGTTTCATCTTCGGGCTGCGGCTGTTGGCTTAATTCGGGCGCGGGTTGCTGTTTTGACATAAAACGCTTTTATTTTCTTTGTCGTTATATTTCGTTTCTAAGTAAATTTGAAAGCCGTCCGGCAACTTTGCGGCGGCTATCCAAGACGGAGTACCGTCCGGCATGGTGCAACGGAAGAACGTTTCGGAATAGCCGGACATCGTTATTTCTTCAAATACGCCGGAAGATACGATTTTCATTACTGTTTCTCGCTCCAATCAACCCAAACTTTTGTAATGTGGGACGTAGGGCTAAAATAACCGTTTCTATTGGTTTGATATTCTACAATTACACAAAACCCTTGTTTTTCTAATTCTTCGTGTAATTTCATGTCAAACCATAAAGAACTATTTATCTCAACCTTAAATCTTCCATTACTTGCCGCTTCTGTTGCCATTTCCTTTATCCGTTCAACACGTGCTTCAATAGAGTTAAAATTTGCCGCTTGCTCTCGTAGTGTTTCGGCAAAAGTCCGGCTCTTCTCGCTTTCAACGGGCGGTGCTATTCGGACAAGGTTTGCGCCTTTTATTTCTACGCACGAACCATTGGAGTAGAAACGGCGTTTTAAGCCCTTATTATTTTGTGCCAAATAGTGGATTGCTTTGCAAATATCCGTGTCGTCAGGGTGCGCGCAAAAAATAGTTTCTATCTTATCCTTTACTTGCCACAACTCTTTTCCTTCATCTTCGTAACGTTGACCGATTTCTAATTGCAAGGGCGCGTCTTCCTGTTGTCCCCGTCTGTTATGCACCCTGTAAAAGTTTTCAGCATCTTCTTTCTGAATGTGAAAACATACTTCTTTTCCGAAAACTTCTAATACCAGAAGTTGCGAACACGCGCTTATATATCCAAAAACTACACTCACGTTTCCCTCTCCACATTGATTAAAAACAACTCAAATCCGTAATGCCAACTCTCTTTTGTCCCTTGCGCTAACAGGTATAAAACACAGTTATTAGAGTGTATTCGCACTGCTGTTACGACCCGCTCTAATTGCTCTGTATCGGTTCTCAGGATTACCGTATCACCGATGAAAGCGTCAAAGTCAAGGACGTAGGTTTTCATGGCTTCTTTTCACATTCGTATTTGTCTAATAAATACGCCACAGTAATTAGCAGGATAAACGCCACGCCGTAAAAAACAAAGAACTCCATACGTTCCCCCTAAGAAATTCGTTTGCAAACCAATCCGTATCCGACTATTGACGCTCTACGTACTGATATAACACCGCTTTCATCTTCAATCCGCCGGACAATCTCATAGCCCGAATCTGCTATTAAATCCAAAAACTGATTTTCCGGCGCAAATGTTAGCGGGTAAAATACTTCATTTCCGTTGTTCTCCGACAGCCGTCCGCGCCCGTGCCAATCAACAAAACTTCTGTGTTGCGTCGTTACTGCATTTTCGCCCCTGTTAAGCCCTAAGCGGCTAAGTACGATATATACAGGGTTCAGCCGAGTTAGTTTTGCGAGCGTTTCAATCGGTTTTTCAGTGCATTGCAAAGAACCGCTACAATGTACTACGTCTATACGCCCCGACGTTTCCGGTATGCTGTCTATAAATGACAATTCGGCATTTCCTAATTCAGCCGCCCGTTTGACAGTTTCCGGCGTTTCGATAACCTTCCACTTTAACTTTACACCGCGATTGATTGCATTACGACACATAAAAAAATGTATTCCACAAGCCCCGCCAAAATCCAATACCGCAACTGTTTTGCGCCCCGTCTGTGTAATAACATCGGCAAGTAATGTTTGTTCAATCTGTGGATTTTCAATGTACCGTTTCGTTTTCTTTAGTACCGTTTCTATCACTTCTATATTTTCGTAACTCATAGCCGTTTTCCCGCCCTTACCACACAATGACAATTGATACTATTTGCCGCCGAACCGGAAGCAGGGTGCAAAAGTTTTTCCCCGCCTACGTAGAAATAACCGTCATCCCCTTTCTTTTGCCCGTCCGCCGCAACGTGTGTTGCTCTATCGGTTTTACCGCGCCCCGTGTGCCGCCATATACTTTCAAACTTATTCCGCCCGTGTGCCTTTACGACAATATCCCCGTTAGCAAATGTCGTGGTTGTTTGTGCAATCCTACTAACTTTGAAGGGGGAAAAATAGCCGTCCGAAACCTTATCCAACGCCTTAAAGAGTTCCGCGCCGCGCAATAAGGGCTGTCTTGCTATTTCCTGCTTTATCTTGCGCCTAAGGGCTTTTTCATCTTCGGTAAATCCTTCTACCATTTTACCCGTAGATTTCTTGACAGCCGTTGCAATATCTTTTTCGTAGTCTGTCAAATCGCGTTCCGAGTTCGGTAAATCCATATCCCTAAATGAATCTCTAAGGGCTGTTATAGCAATCTCTGATAAGGGTTGTCCGGCAAGATTAGTAAGGAACGCTATCCAATAATCTATATCGAATAGCGCAATGTCCGCTTTGTACGCCCTGCGAACCCGTTTTGCGACCTGCCTTCTAATCCCTGCAAAAGTCTGACGGAGCGGGTTGTATAACAGCCGCTCCGATTCTCTCATTTGCTTGACTGTGCGGTCGTCGTCGTCGGCACTTGAATACCCGCTAAGGATAACCATTCGTCCCCCGTTACATAACCCTGCATTGCTGCAAATTCCAATTGTTGCGCCGCGATTGTTTCATCTTTATAGACGTACTTTTCATGCTGAAAACCAATTCCGGCAAACCATTGCCCGAAGTGTTTTGCCGCAACCGCTTCAAAGGAAGAAACTAAGGGATAGACAGCGTTCTTATAGAAACGCTCTGTATTGTTTTGCCCGTTAGCACGGTTTTCATCTTCACCCGTCAGAAAAGCAAGCGGTATTTTGAACGACGCGGCAACTACTTTTCGTATTTCTTCGTCAGGATTAGAACCCGCTAATTGCGTTCCGGCAGTTGCGGACATGAGCGGTACGAGTTCTTTGCCCTCGTCCAAAACCGCAATAGGTTTGTAAGCAGACGGAAGCATGGCAGAAAGGCGGCTTCTAAACTCTTCCCAAGACCCCGCAAGGACAAACTCGCTGTCGGCGGGGCTTGCAGGCAACTCGTCGGGTGTTGTAATGACAAACGGCGGTGTTGCATCGGCGGAATAGTAATCATTCATAAACCGCGCCCGTTCTTCGTCATTCAGCACCCCGTTAGCGGCGGCAAGCAATTCGGCGGGTTGTCCGATTACCCAATTCTCATATTCTCGCTTAGACGGCACGAAACACCGCCAATGCAGAATTTCCGACGTAGGTAGTTTTATAGCCGCGCCGTCACCGTTTAGGTACTCATAGTGAGAAACACTCGCACCTTGCCGCCCCGAATTAAGAATAGCCGTTACATTCGTTGCAGGTAAAACGTACATAAAGAGAGGGCTTTTCGTTCCGCCCGTTGGTGTCCAAAGATAGGCATTTCCCCTGCTATCACGCCACTTGCACATTTGCTCTTTTATGTCGTACCAAGTCTGCGTATCGTTCGGGTTGTTAAAGAGGTTTTCGAGCAAGGGTTCTTTCACTTCCTTGCCGTCCCTTACCGTTACTATCTCTGTTTCTGCAAACCCCGCCGCCCTCATATTGATACAGATACCAGCCCAATTCCGTAATGCTGTTTCAAGCGGGATTGTTGAAACCCTCGAAACAACACGCGAAAAAGCCCCGCCGTAGGGACTGATATACTGCGACGGCTTAGGAAGCATCGGCTTTTCAGCCGCCGCCTTTGCCCGTATTTCGCGCCGGAATTGTTGTAGTTCTGTCATGTTACCAAGAAACTATGAAAAGCCCGTTTTTATCTTCTATGTTAAAGCCGTAAGATTTTAGACGCTCAATTATCTGATTAAGTCCGACGGCATTAACAAGGGAAAAAAATCTTTCTCCGTCATCTGCCATATTTTTAATATCGGCAAGAAAGAGTTCGGTGTATTTTTCTACTGTTACGTCCGAAAAGGACAATCTTTCGCTTATCGCTTTTTCGTGTTCTTCGGCTGTCATTGCATTGCCCGATGCTTCTGCAATTGCTCTCATTTCTTCTGCTAAAGTCGGCATAATGTCCCTCTTATTGTTAGTCAAAAATACGAAAAAAGTTCTAATTACCAACAGGGCGTACCTCACCCCTGAATAAGAATTTCCTTTCTTATTCTATTTCTATTTCTATTTCTCGCGTATACAGTATATATAGTATAGTAAGGTAAGGTAATAGATAAGCCCCTAGCCGCCTTAGAGTGTGTACATATTAGTCCCTGTTGTTTTCAATTCTCGGAAGGCATAGACAGCAGCATCAACGTAATCATCGTGTATGTCTTTAATGCCTGTAAAATCCTGTAATTCCTGTATGAACTCTTGGCAGCGTCCGTCCTGCACTTGCACAAGTCCGGCGTTCCAATGCTCTCGTAGTGAGATAGAACGGGAAAGTTTATCCCCTGTTACATCTGCCACTTTGAGCCGCCCTCTTAGCGTCGTTTTGAGTTCGTCATAAACCGCTTTTTGCGCTCCGTTCGCTTCGATAACCGCCTTGCACCCGTATTGATTGACGTACTCCAAAATACGCTTTTTAGTGTAGGTAATTTCCTGCTGCCAATGTTCCGCTTGTACGACGTACCATATATCCCCGCAACGTGCCATAACTACGATGGCGGTATAGTCCGCCCTTCTGTCTGCTGTATATGCTAAGTCTATACCAATTGCGTACCTAAGCCCTTGTTTCGGAAGTTCGGAATACCGTGTGCAATCCCTGAAAAGTTCCGCCCCACGTGGCGTTGGCAAACCTTGATACATCGCGGCGTAAGTGTATGCCTTTTCACGCCTTATCTTGTCTAACTTAACAAAGTCGTATCTTTCCGGCCACAGTGGAGCGTCTAACAAACGTCCGAAAATATCGGGCATTTCAGTTTTTCCGTCGGGGCTTAATCCGTCCGCAAGTGCGGGCAATCGTATGTACTCATACTCTTTTCTGTTGGCTAAAATCCTACCGATTAAGTCGTCAGAGTGCCAGCGCGTCATACAGACAATAACAGACGAATTTGGCTCTAATCGCGTTTCCGCAACATCTTCAAACCATCCCCAAACCTTATCCCTCATTACGGGGCTTTCCGCTTCCTCTCGGTTCTTAATAGGGTCGTCAATTAGTAAAACGTCCGCACCTTGCCCTGTTAAAGCCCCGCCAACGCCTGTAGTGAGTATGCCGCCGCCGGAAGCAAGGCGAAACTCTTCTCGGTTTGCCATCGTATCGGAAACGCTCAATCCAATCTGCTTAATAAGCCCTTGAGATTTCAGCGTCTTACTTTCCGATTGCCTTTGTGCGTAAGAGCAATAAACTACCGTTTTTTCGGAGTGCCTTTGAAGAAAGTAAGGTATAAAGTTCAGTAACGTTTCCGTCTTCCCATGACGCGGTGGTACTGATATACAAAGGAAGACACTTTCACCTTTTGCAATCCTTTCGAGAGCGTTCGTAAGGGGCTTTAAGTGCGTCGGAGCAACGTACCGCTTATTCCAATGTGGAATGAAGTCTAAGAGCGTTTCAGGGCTGTTTTGCGCCCCTTGTTCCGCGCCTTCTGACGTTCCGCCATCTTCCACTTCGACAAGGAATTTAGTTGCGCCTAAATCGCCTTCTATTGCCTTTTTCGCTTGTGCATAGACTATTCTTTCTCCAAAGGTTAGTACGTCTAATTCGCCTGTTAAGGGATTTAGAACGCCTTTTTCAGTCTTTTGGAGTAGTTCCTTGCGTATGGTTTTGGTGTTACGTATGCCTTCCGGCTTTCCGGCGGGATTGCCCGAAGTGCCTTTTTGAAATTGGTGCGGTATGATGTTTTCAGGATTTGCCACATTCTCGCTGAATCTCGCTGAATTTACGCTGTTTCAATCGCGCTGAAGACAAGGTTGTAATCTTCTGTTTCTTTCACCTGTACGCCCAACGGGTTAAGTACCGCATTAAGGGCGCGTTCCATATCGGATAAATCTAACTCGTATCCGTCGGAAAAATAATAGTACGGATTTAATATGCCACGACTTAATTTTTCTTCGTTTTCTTGTCTTTCGGCGGCTATTGCAATTTGTTCGGCAAGGCGTTCCGCTTCAAGACGCTTGTCTATTGCTATCCGTTCCTTTTCTACGTCGTCGTAATGATTCGGATTTTCGCAAATCCACTCATCTGCTTTTACATCTTTAGGACTTAGGTAAGACTTGCAAATACATTTCTTACGTTGTGGCTCTACTGACGGAACAGGGACGTAATTACCATGCCCTATTGTCCCTAACGTCCGTCCGTCGGTGAAAGCAAAAAGAAAAGAATCTTCAATTATTACATTGCCCGATGAATCATATATTGTCATTTTATCCCTCTTATTTCGTTATCACTGCAAAACCCTTGCCATTTTCATGCCAAACTTCCAATTTAGCCGCCTTTTCGTTCTCTAAAAAGGTATCTACGGCACGATTTACCCCCTCAAGTATGCACCCGTCCGGCTCGCAGGAATGGTAATCATCTACGACCATAACACCGTTTTTTTTAAGGCACTTCCAAGTCGTGGAAATGTCGTGCAATGCTTCTTTGAAAGTATGTCCGCCGTCAATAAATGCAAAGTCAAGCCCTTTGGGAAATTCTGATTTCAGAAAGTCGGGTGTAAGGATTTCAAGACTGTTTCCGATTACCAATCTTAGATTAGGATACGCTTCCAAGATACCATTTGCGGAGCGGCGGTTAGGTTCTTTGTCAATGCTGATAAGTTTCGCCGGACGCGCTCCATCTAATATCGTTAGTGCGCTCCGCCCTGTACAGAAACCGATTTCAAGACAGAAAACGGGCTTTTTCTTAGCAAGTAACGACGTTAGAAAAATGCGTTGCGCTTCGTTTAGATGTCCGGTTGTTGGCCATAGGGCGGGTAGGGTTGTCATACGTAGTCCCTTTGTCGGTTATTTTCATAGTGCATATCTGCCATTATTTCGTAATGTTCGGCATTTTTGCACTGATATACATTTTCACTTACGAACTCTAAGGCACTACCACAAGCGCAATAAAAAGTGCCAAAATCCACTAATTCGCCGTCGGGTGCAAGGATAGTCATTCTTCCATTACCCCTGCAATATCTCCTACTTTGATATATTTAATATCCCCGACGCGCCCCGACGTTACGTAGTGCGATTTCAGCCGGACAACCGCCCCTACTTTTATGCTCTTATGGTTTGCCGATTCGATTGCATTTTTACTTATAGCGATAACCTTGCCTATACCTGCATTTTCACTTAACACCTCAATAGAAATCAGTCCATTTATAGGTGTAAAATGCTTTCTCATGTATTCGTCGGTTTTGCTCTTATGCAGTTCGTAAAATGCCTTCAATTTTTCCGCTTCACCGTCGGGTATGTCAATACTTACGTAGCCATCACCCCGAAATGGATTTGCGGCATCAAATTGAATTGGCATCATTTGTCCGCACCCGATATTTTTGAATACTACTTTCATGTTTCCCTCTTTATATTTATACGTAATTCTCCGGCACTCTATACCCTAAAATCTTACTTTTCGCATAGGGCAAAATACAAGCGGAATTTGACTGATTTCCGCCGAGTAGGTTTATATTCGCCCCTTGCTCTGAAATGTAAAATCCGACATGAGCCGCATTCGGATTGTCCGCACTTCGACGGTCAACAATAACAATGCACCCTAAAACGGGCTTTTCAATCGGTTTTCCCCAAGATAGCCACGACCTTGCGGCGGCGGACTGTGTAGGCACTAAACCGCACTGTTGAACTATCCAATTAACGAAAGACGAACACCACGCCACTTCGTCGGTTGTTGCCTTTAAGGTCGTTGCTCTGTGGTACTCAAGGATACGGGCGTTGTGCTTTTCCCCTGCATATTCGGTAGTGCCAAATTCGGCAAGGGCTGTCAGTATGAAGGATTGCAGGGCGTTAGTCATGGTTTCGGCGCGGTTTCTTCCTTCGTCGGTTTGTCCTTAGCAAAGAAACCGACGAAAATAAGCCCAACCGCGATTATTGCGCTTTGAATTTCCGCTGATAAATCAAATCCAAAATGCGCCACGATTGCGGCTATTGCGGTAACAACCGCCGATACTGTCGTTTTCCAATTACCCATGTAATAACTCGTAAGTATAGTGAATATAACAGGAAGTAAATCTGTCAGAGTGTTAAATGCCCTTTGCAGGGTTTCCGTTGTTGTAAGGGCTTGCATTTTTGCCCGTTGCCGTTCAAGTTCCTTAATGAAGTCCGCCGGAAGTTCTACCCGCGTTGCTTGCCGTTTTTCGCGTTCCCTATCGGGACTGCTGTCAAGTTTCCGCCGTTCGGGTGTTAGTAGTTCTACGGGTGTTATGTCGGTGTTAGGCATTTTTCGTAAACTCGATAAGGCATATTCGTTGGGAAAAACCTACGTTTGTCTTCGTAAGTTTTGGATTGGTCAGGATAAGCAAGTTCTTCGGCTAACCGTGCCGCCCTATATTGTTCTTGAAACTCTTGACTGTCTATTTCTTCGTGGTCGTACTCCGGCTCTGTGTCCGTATGTCCGAACATCGAATTAGCAAGGGAAAACACAGAAAGCACGCGCCCTATTTCTTCCTCTCCGAACTTTTCATCATTCCCGCATTGTTCGCCCGAAATGCCGTATAAATCCGAATCTGCTGTCATTTTTCCGCCCTCTCTTTTTCTTTATCCAAAACGCCGTTATTACTATATTTTCCCCTCAGTGCCGCGATTGCCGAACGCTCCCTTTTTATGCTTGCGAAAATTATCCACTTATGGAGCGTAAAACCGATAGCTACTGCGAAACTCGCTACTGCGAAAACGGGTGAAAGGTCAGTAGCCAACAGGATTAGCCCCGTCATGAAACCGCCCCAAGAACCTACAACGTCGAGATTGCTTGTATCTTGAATTTGCATGATTAGTATTTGAAAGCGTCCGCAAAAAGACAGTTGAAAAATACAGAACCGTCACCAGGCGCGCCCGACCATTGCGCCGTAAGGGTTATGGTAATGGTTGCCGTAAAATCCATACTTGTATAAATGTTTGTAGAGAAATTATTAGTAGAAAAACCGCTATTTGTAGTCAGTACGTTTGTCGTTGGCATAAAAGCACTTGCACTACTTGGAAAGAGTACCACGTTAGCCCCCGTACGGCGGAATGTTAGCCCAAGAAAAGATTTACCAGTATTTCCGTTGTCGTAAATCGTTATAGCATTGGCAAGCGTTACAGAACTCGCGTTTAATTTTGCTTTTAATGTTAGTGACAAACTCCCGCCGGAACTTTGCAATTTTTCAAAATATCCCTGTACCGCTATTGATTTTCCGTTGTCCCAAGTGTTCGGCGGAACTACAACGGTAATTACGGCTGTTTCCGTCGTTGTGTCGGAACAATTAGCAACGGTAGGGGATAAGGAAGTTAATATCGGCGGTGAAGGAAAATTTGCTATCTGTTGGAACATCTTAAAATCCTTTCGATTTAGCCGTGCTTACCTTATTATACAACTGATAGCGGATTTCCGCACTTGCGGTAACTTCCAAGACTTTTAACACCGCGCCGCCGGAAACGTCCCACTCGGTAAGCCCGTCCTTAAAAAGTTTGAAACCGTTTGTTGCCGTCGGTGCGCTTCCGTCCATTGTTAGCCAAACGTCTTGAGTAAGCGGCTGTATATGTACGACGTGCGCCCCTGTTGTTACAAGGGTATAGGCACTTGAAAGGGATGTTTCTCTTACAATGTTCCCCTTAGGGCTAAGGGCATATTCGTTCGTCATTCTTTCGCTTTCTGCTTAGGATAGAAAACAACGGGGCTTTCGAGGGAATAAAAGCCCCGCCGATGTTTGCCAAGAACGCGGTGGAGTATGGCGTACTAAAACCGCGTTCCGACATTGCGAAAATATGAAAATTAGTCGGAGTACGCAAATTATTTCTGATTTAGTGTGTCTATCTTTTGGCTTATGTCTATCCATGCGTTCATTATTAGGCATTGAATCGAAAACGCCGCTATGTTTTCGTCAATACTTTTACCCCAACATACGCTAAGTACGCAAATTGTGGCAGATGAAACAATGCACACGAAAGAAACTACATTAAGAAACTTCATTCCAACACCCCGCAAGGTTGCCACGAAGTGCCGTTGAAATACTCGTATCTTTTTAGTGCATCGTCGCAAGAAACGAAGAAAACCCCGCCATAATTCATATTTTTAGGAAGTGTAAAACCTTCCGTTCCGTTCAATGATATTTCCGTCGATAATATTGTCATTATCCTATTGACTTTTTCTTTGTCCCAAACCCTTGCACCTACCGGAATTTCCTCTTTCACCCACGCCCTGTATGTCGGTTCGGGTTGTGGAATGATTAAGTCAAGCCCTTGCGCGGTGCTGCCGATTTGAATATGCCCTTCCATTGTGTAGGAATGGAATGATTTTTTGCCCGTTGCTTTTACCGTTATTTTTACCCCGTTATACGTTGCTGTTATTCCTTCGGGCGTTTGTTGCCACGTTAGGAGCGTCGGAGTTTCTTCAAGTTCGGCAATTTTGGCAAGCATTTCGGAATATATTGCTAATTCTTTTGTTTCTTGTTTGATAATATCAGCACCGCCAAAACGGGAAATAAAATGTATTGTTTCCCTGCTAACTTTCACCCGCTCATTAAGCCATTCGATTAGTTTTGTTTTCATTTTATTTCTTCTAAGAGTTTTATTGCTTTTTCCACTGTTTTTTTTGTGTCGTTGTGTTTGCCAACTCCATGTAAAAGTTGCGCCTTTACACCGTCTATTCCTATGAATCCTCTTGCAAGGTGAATTATAGTCAATAGCAATTCTGTATCGTTTCTTGCCGCTTTCATAAGTTCGGAAACTGTTTTCATTGCGCCGCTCCATACTCAATGGCAAAACCTTGCTCAATAGCATTGTAAATGTCGAAATGCAGGGATAAAGCGAGCGCGTCAATTTGACGGAGTTCGGAGAAATCAAAAGAAGAAGTTGCTGTTCCCAAAAAATTATAGGGTTTAGTCAATACGTGCCACACTAATTCGCTAAAATCTTTATATCGGCTGTATCGGATAGTCCCGTTTATTATCCCTAATTTATTCAGTATCCATTCGGTAGGATTCTCTATCTTTTCACCAGTTACGGGGTGTTGCATCGGTGTTTGGAGTAGGGATAAGGGGCGTAATATCAGTTTCTTGCTTTCGTTTGAAACAAGCGCACTCAAATTATTACCACTAAGTTTTTTAATAATTGTTATTTGCATCCAATCAAAAAATACTTGGACATCATACGGCAAATAAGCGCAAAAGATTTCGAGTTTAGTTTTCATCGGATTTTTCCCCCGTCGGTTTATTTGTTAAAAACTCAATAATATCATTCTTTGCGTATTTTTTCCGCGTATGCTCTGAAACGTCCCTATGCAGGTCGTATCTGTCAGAGTACCATGTAAGGAAGTTGTAAAGTAGGGTTTCTTTGCTTTCTATTCCGTCCTCAATGAAGGTTGTCATGATTTGCCGCCTGTTGTTAGTTGCTTATGAAAATGACTTCTTTCTATGTTCTTAGATAGCATATACGCCTTCATAAAATCTTCCTTTTCTTGCGGCGTTAGTTTATCTTCGTCAGGCGGCGTTATTGAGTATATTTTATTCGCAATAATAAACGCCTTGTAAAAACTCTTTAATTGTTCTTTGTATGCTTTGAGATAAAAGTTAAATTTACTTTCTATCTCAATCGCTATTGAGGCGGTTGTTTCTACCCAACGAATTGATTTATATTTCCTATCATTAGAGTAAAGGACTTTTCCGCTACCTAAAATAGTAGAAACTATTTGATTGAAAAACTCTGCATTTTCAGGCGAAAATATATCTATGCCATGTTGCTCTATTTTTTCGCCTTCAATATCTTCCATGCTTATTCCGTGTTTCTCCATTAACTCGGATAAGATTTTTCCGGCGTTTATTTTTTCGCCGCCTACTCCACTATCGGCAAGAGATTTGAGTTTCCTGCAAAGTTCTTCGTATTTACCGGACATCTTTGCCCCTTTCGTAAAATTCCGGCGGGACTAATTTTCTTATTTCAATTACTTGCGCCCCTGTTTCGATTACTTTTGCTGCCCATTCTTTTTGATAAGCCCTTGCTTCTGTTGCATTTTTT